TGCAGCAGCGGTAATACCAGCACCAGCAAGAGACTTGTTGCCAGCCGACCTCTGAGCGGCGGCACTAATGTTTGCCCCTTGGATGCCTGCTTGGTAGTTAGCCAGATTCGTAGCATTGGCAAGGGCCAGATTGATGCCAGCGTCAGGATTAAAGACGTTACCGCCAAGACCCTGCTGAGCCATACCAAGCTGATTCTGGCCCATAGCCACAGCGTTAGACGGACGACCAAGGACAACTGACATCGGATCAAACGCTGCACCGTACATACCAACAAGATTCTGCTGATAGCCGCGATTAGCCGCCAACTCGCCCTGACGAGCCTGACCAAGAAGGGCAAGATTAGAAACGCCCCGTTGCTGTTGGTCGGCTTGGAAGCCACGGTTTTGAAGGCCGAGGTTCGCCATCATCTCCTGATTAGTGAGGCCAACCTGCGTCTGCGTAGCCTGATTGGCTAGGGCAGTACGCATCGCAGCATCCAAGTTAGCTTGTCCAGCGACGTTAGTAGCCTGAGCACCAAATTGTGAGGCTTGGTTAAAGGCATCTAGGTTAGCCATGCCAAACTGATTTTGGGCAGCTTGGTTAGCCATAGCAAAACGAGCCTGCTGTTCAGCGTTAGCCATAGCAGCAGCGTTCTGAGCAGATGCCCCAAACTGAGCTGCTTGATTACGGGCAGCGGCACCAAACTGCGCAGCCTCATTAGCAGACATTGCCCCAAACTGGGAAGCCTGATTGAGAGCCTGTTGGTCGGCCAAAGAAAGCTGTAGGCCAGCTGCTTGATTAGCCAGAGCAGAACGCAACTGGGCATCTTGATTAGCCTGTGAGCGGCCAAGATCCTGACCGTAGACACCCGTAGCAAATCCACGGCTGGCGTTGAGGTCGGCCAGATAAGCCTGATTGAGCGCAGCAGCCTGCTGAATGTCCTGAGCCTGACGCTGACGAACGGCCTCAGAACGAGACATAGCTTCAGCAGCAATGGCCTGATTGCTCATTTCTAGGCCACGGGAAGCAAAGGCTTCACGGGTGGCCTGCTGTGCGTTACGAAGCTCTTCCGGCGAAAGCTGACCCGTAGAAAGGGCCATCTCCGCAGCACGGCGACGGAAGGTTTCGGAAGCAGCCGTAGGAGCCGCACCCATAGCTTGACCATAAAGGCTTTCGCCAAGAGCACCTTGCCCAATAGTTTGCGCGGCAACATCCGCAACACGTTGAGCGCGTGCAGCATCATAACCTTGAGAAGCATAGCCTTGAGCATTGTATCCTTGGGCAGAAACGGTTGGGGCTGCACCAAGCAGGTTTGCTTGGCCTTGAGCAGCAGTATAACCTTGCGCCTGCATTGTGGGCGCGGTTCCGATAAGAGAGGCTTGAGCCGGGGTAATGTTTACATCACCAAAAATGCGTGTATTGCTAAGAGCCGTCTCAAGGTCTTTAAAGGAATCTCTCTCTCCACCCATCGCCCGTGCAGCCTCAAGCTGAGCAAACATTTGGGGATTAGCCTGCATGAGCGCAGACAGATAACCGCCACTCTGGCTCTGGAGGGCGCGGATGTCTGCATCACGCTTGAGTCGATCAGCCGTTTCCTGCGTAGCACTAAGCTGGGGGGTAATTTGGTTGATGATGTCAACCATTCCAGCCTGACCGGGGGTTCCACGCAGCGTCTGTTCAATCTCTTGAAGCGTTAGACCAGTAAACTGGGGACGATACTGCTGCTCCGCACCGAGCAACTTGCTCATGAAAGCAGGGTCAGACATGGCCGTGATATAGGCCATCGACGCCTGTGCCGGATCTACTTGAAACGGATTGGCCGGGGTAGCTGGAGCACCCCTGTTGATGTTTTCAATCGGAATATCAAAGAGTTCGGCCATTGTTAAAAGTAGTTAGCAGTAGTTTGATTATAACATCCTATCTCAGCTTGCCTCGGTAACAGAGCGGAACGCTTGATAGGCTTCTAGCTTCACCATACGGAGCTTAGGACGGCCCTTGGTGGGGACAAACTTTAGCTGCATCCCGTAGGCGCGGATGTTGCCAATACGGCCACGGACAGAGCTATCCTCGCCAATAGGCAGGTCTTCCTCAAGGCTTTCAGCCAATGAGTACATCGGGGCTTCCTTGTCGATGTTCTCGGAAATCATAGTGATGTCCGCATCGCTAGGCTCATACTCAGAGCTTTCAACGTGAACCTCGTAGGCATTGAAGCTCTTGCGGCCAACGTCGTCAAAGACATACTGGCGGGTAACTACCTCTGACTCAATCGGGTACGGGATAGAGTCGCCGCCGGGAACCGTGTAGATGTAGTCGAATCCATCCACACGCTCATCAATGGTATGCACGCCACCAAAGCGGTTGACGGCATAGAGCTTGTTGATGCCGCCAGCCCCAGACACGATGAGGTTGCTGATGTCCCAGCCCTCTTGGTCGATGATGTCCAAACTCTCCCAGCCCTGGTTCAACAGGTTGTAGACAAGGATGGCATTGTTGCGCGGACTGTTATCTAGTGGTACTGCAATCCAATAGCGATTGTCGTGGTAGATCGCTACAGCGTTGTGGGCGTAGTCTGGATTGATCCGCTTGATAAGCGGGTTAATCGGGTCAGACAGGGGTAGCCCCGCGCCACGAAGGTTGTACAAGTCTTGGAAGGACGTGGAGTAGACGCCGTTGTCGGACAGGAAGAAGATGCGGTCGCCAATCGTAACCACACTCTTCTGCGCCACCAACCCTGCCTCACGGGTGATTTCCTTCAGAGAGATATCCGCAATAGATCCGCTCAGCCCGAGCATTAGATGGATCGAATTGCGGTTGAAGATAACAGCGTTATCCTCAGTAAATGGGTGAACATACTGGAGATAGTCCGCAATCCCAGCCGTAACCTTTAGCTGGTTTTGGATGCGGTCATAAGTATCAGAGTCGAATACGTCCGATAGCAGGATTTCATCCCTGACGTTCCGGTCCGTAATTGTTTCGCTGCCGCTGCTGCCCGTGGTGTTGTAGTAATAGGGGACAATCAAACGCCGCTGATGATAGACGCCCCACGCCGGGGCGGGCATATGCGTGAAGCCAAGCTGGGACGGCTGCTTCTTGGCGTACACAACAGACGTAGCAGCAGAATCAGGCAGTTCTGCGTAGAAGGTGAAGCTACCTGTGCCGGGAACCGTAGCTACAACGTAGCCCTCTCCGGCCTCAACCAAGTTGGTGCTACCGTTATCGATAACGTAAATGCGATCTCCAACAAGCAAGCCGTGGCTGCTCTGGGTTACGGTAACAATGCCATCCGTAATAGCCGTATTGCTCGATGCATCGTAGTAGGTGGTTGCGCCATAGTCTCCATTAGCCACCTTCGTAAAAGCTGGCGTGCCGCTAAAGCTGCCATTCCATTGCAGAGCCGTAGCCCCGTCGCGGAATATGAAAACCTTGTTGAAGGCTTGCAGCATATTCACGGGTTGTGAAATGAAGATGCCAGAAGGGTAGGCAATCGTCGTCGTTGCCTTGGTCGCCATGTTGATAGCGATGGCGTTCGAGAACAGAGCGAGAATGATGTACTCGTCGTTGTTCGATGCGGGATTTGAGAACAGGCATGAGCCGAAAGCTCCGTTGATGCTGCTGGTTCCGAGGATAGCTCCACCAGCCTTAGAGCTAGCAGTAACTGAGTAGGTCTCGCTTCCGGTGGCACCAGCAATCGTGTAGGTAAACGTATTAAGGCCAGTAACGGTGATGGTCTTGTTGCCGTTGGGGTCCACCGTGCCGGAGCTAACAGCTACAATAGCAACAGCGTAGGACGACGAGAAACCGTGATTGGTTGACGTAGTGATGGTTACCGTCGTGCCGCTGCGGGTGGCCGAGCTAATAACCACTTGCGGCCACAGATAGAACGGCAGAGCAAGCGTCTCGTCTTTCGTTCCAATAACAGGGCCAAACGTATCTACGCCGGGACGCACCTGCCACGTCCCATCCACGTTCATCCGTCCATTGACGGACATAGCAAGCTCCCCGGCCTTTAACTGGTCAGGACGGAGGCGGTTGTTGAATCGGGAAAAGCCAATATCTGCCGTCTCGGCAATAGGCGTATCCCGGCCACTAAAGCTGCTGTAAC